ATTTTCCAACAACATCACCACTTTGAGTTGAAACTATCGTAATTTCTCTGTTTGCACCAGATATATTACAAAGTCGCACTCTTCTAGCTTCAGAAAAACTAGTCGCAGTTCCTGTAGTAGTAGGTAAGGAAGCTTCTGTACCTAAAACTTTAATTAACATCCTCTTCCTCCTCTTGTGGTTCTTCTTCAGTTTCTAATTCATTTGTCACTTCAGTTTCATCTTCAACTTCTGGAATTTCATCACCAAAAAGTTCTGCACCCACTAAAGGTCTTGCAGCATCTATTTTCTCTGCACTCTTTGTGTATAAAATTTCTTTAATTTTATCGCTGATTGCAGTTGAAGATGCGTCATCAACCATCATATCCATTAAATCATCCATGTTAAGAAAGTATAATATTGCCTAATATTTATTTATATCTCTCCACCTTCAGGTGCTTCCGTTGCAGAACCTTGACTTTCAAGATCTGGTTCTGTAATTGGTTGACCTAAATCCATAGCAGCATTTGGATCTATTGGTGCTCCTGTGTTTGGATCAATCATCGCATTTGGATCTGGTAAAGATCCATCTTTGATTTCTTTCTTAATCTCTTTGTCAATTTCTTTAATATCATCTTCAGTTTGCTTAAGAACTTTAGTACGAACAAAATGATTAGAAAAATACTTACCCATGTATGGTTCCATTGATGCAACAACACCGAGTTGTTCATTTAGTAATTCATTCTTTTTAAGATCAGCAAAATGATTATCGTATAAGTAATCGTATTGAATATGATCTTCTAATTCACTCCAATCTTCTGGTGTAATAATATTTTTAAGAATTAACTGAGTCTTCAACATATCATTGAAAACTTGAGAGAATCTTTTTCTTAATCTACCAACAAATTTACTAAATTTAATTTCATCTCTTAAAATTTCTGATGAACGACCTAAGTTAAATCCACCACTACTATCTAATCGACTTGCTGGAACATTTAATGACTTATATAATTTTGCTTGGAAATATTCAATATCAGAAAGTTCACCTAAGTTTTGTCCACCAGGTAATGTTGTAATTTCTGTCCCTCTTCCACCTTCTCTTCTTGGCAACCAAAAATCTTCAAGCATTGCCATATATTTACGATCATCTTTGATCTCTCCAGTATCAGCATTATATACCAATTTGTTACGATAACGATTCATAACATCACGAAGATATTGTTCTGCCTTTATTTTTGGAAGATTACCAACATCAATATAAAATATTCTTCTTTCTGGTGCTCTTGATAATCTGTATATAACAAGACTATCCTCAACCATTCTTAATTGGTTAAGAGATTTAATTGCTTTATGTAAATATGATAATACTGTTTGCTTATTACGATCTACAAGTCCTGATGTACAATATGTAATTGCATCTTTTGCAATTTTAATTGTTTTATTATTACCTCTAGTTGGCATATAACCTGCTGATTTTGATGCAGCACTAGGATCATACAAATAATACTCCTCTATTTTTGGAGTTTCATATGCTTTTATATCATTCTGTTTATCTGTAATGATTGGTGATTGAAAATTAGGACCAAGTTGTTCTTGTTTTCTAATTAATCGAATCTTTAACGGGTCGATATATCTTACTTCTTGAATTCCTTCTTGTGGTTTTTTTAGATCAATTACTTTATGATAATATACTCTTCCATCAATATACCAAGTTCTAAAAATCTCATGACACTTTCTGTCAAATCCTAAAAGTTTTTTAATATGTTTAAATTCTGTTCTAATTATTTCTTTTAACTTATCTGATGCATCTAAATTAGATAACTCAACCTCTACAGGAGAATCATCTAAATCCGATACAATCGCTTCATTCACGACATCTTCAATCGCACTATCACACTCTGGATGTAAACACATTTCTCTGTATCTACGAACCAGGTCTTGTTCGTTTTTGTATACACCTTCAATATCTACGTATTGACCGTAGAAACCACTGGAGATATAAAAATCCGATTTGTCTTCTTCGTTAGACGGAATTGGAGAGACGACAGCCTTTGACTTGTCGTCTTTAGAAACCGCAGGTAACTTAAATCCAAATAACTTACTGTTAGAAGTTGCCATTAATATAAAGTTTTGAAAATATTATCTTTACTATTTATACACCTGTACCAACCTGAGTTTGAGCAAGAGGATCCATTGTATCGTACCACTGATACTGCATCTCTACTGTAAACTCTTCAATTGCATCATTACTTGAATAATCTAAAGCAATTTCACTTACTGTTGTTGGATATGCACCAATAAATTGATACATCTTAAGAACTGGAACATTTGAACCACTAACTGGAACAGGTCCTCCGACTGAAGATCTTCCTAACTGACGAACAATCATTGGTTGTTGATAGTCTGCAGGATTAACTATACCAGCATTATCTTCATGCTTGTTAATTAAGTTACTCCATCTTTCAAATGCAGTTCTGATATTGAAGTCAATATCATTGATAACAGTGATAGTCCAAGGAGCATATGTCCTAGTACCAGCAATTTTTAACTGCCTTCCTCTAAATGGAACTTCAATGTTAGTAAGTGTTGATGCAGGTAATTGTGCTGCTTTTACTAAAAATCTTACCTTATCTGAAAGGTCATCCTTACTAGTTGTGGATGGAACTGCATCATCTGGAAAATACATCTCGCACTCAAATAAATTAGGACGAGCACCACCACCAACCATTCTACCCTTGAATGCGTCAAGGGTACGATCTTTAGTTGCAGGAATGTTTAGGTTTGCCATTAACTTTTTCCTCTATTTAAAATTAAACGTTTCCAACGACTTCTTCAAAACTTACTCCTGTGCGTGTAGCAACAAATGTAAGTCCGATAAAGTTTATTGATCTGACTGGTTTGATAAAGATATCTGCTCTAAATTGATTAGAGTCGATAATGTCAGGAGTGTTGTTTGTTTCATCACAGACAACCACGAAATCTGTAATACCTCTCTTCGCTTTGACATCACGAAGGAAAGGTTCAACAATGTTCAAGAAATTAGATCTTGTGATTACATCATTAAATTCAAAGAGTTGTGCTCTTGCTGCTCTTTCAATTGTAGATTCAACTGTCAAGAATAAACGACGAACATTTATTCTATCAAATGCTGATGCTACTCCAAGACCAGTTTTGTCACCAAATAAGATGATACCTGAACCTGGTTGGAATACAACTGGGTTGATTCTCTTAGGATAGAGTAAGTCTCTTTGTGACTGTGATGGGTTGAATGCGAGTTTAACCGCACCGTTGATTGCTCCTCTTGCTGCACCAGCAGGTGAGAACCAAGAGAATTGATTGATAGATGTTCTTGCCATCAATCCAGCCATATCACCATTTAGTGGGATATATCTGAACTCATTGTTAAATCTATCAAACATATACTTATAACCACTATCAAATACTGCATAAGATGAAGAAGGTAGTGGATCAAAGAAGTCAATTATATTTTCTGTTTGTGTATCTGAACTACTTACGTTCACAACACCTGTTCTCCAAGGAGATATACATGCGATACAATCCTTTCTTGTAGATGCTAGATCTATAAGTTTTCTTGCTTTTGCCTGTGCTTCTGCATTTGAAGTTCCAGATGATGGTCCCTGAATCAAGAAGTTGATTGAATATTCTGCCTGATTAGCAAAGGTGTCATATGCACTAATAATGTCTCCGAGTGAAGCACCATATCCACCAGTTGCAGAGTAGTTCTCACCACCTGCTAATGTGTATGTGCTAACTCCGATACCAGCAAAGGTAACTCCCTGTGCATTAGAACCAACGTTTCCTGTTCCTCCTAAAGTCCAGTTTGTACTACCTGCTGTTGCAGTTAGTCCTGTTGCTGTTCCTGCATCAAATGCACCAGCATAAATGTTACTAGAAACTCTTGAAAGATAATCTTTGTAGTAAACTGCTTCTGATGGAGAAATTTTACCATCTTTTGCTTTTGAAAGTGATAAGTGTTTTTCGACAATGTTACCAGCAACACCAGTAACACTTCCTGTATCATCAACAACTACAACATGAACTTCATCATTTTTACCTGATCTTTCACTTGCAAATTCAGATGTACCAGGTCTTTCTGCTATTGATTTCCAATATACAGTTGAGTTTGTAAGTCCTAATGTTTGCTGATCATACCAATCAGTAGGTGTTGCAGTATTGAATGTTGCGTTTGTTGCACTTGCTGTAGTAACAACTTTAACTGGATATGTAACAGATGATGCTCCTGCTCTGGCAAACTTGAAGGTTGTCATTGCACCAGCAGTAGATATTCCTGTGATTGCTTTATCAACAGAAATT